CGGATGAACTGCTGACGCTTACGGTCGCCGGCGCAGTAACAGACAATGTGCCCGCCACCGCCAGCGTCTTCCCCGACCCGACATTGAGACCAACAGAGGTGCCAGTCCCATCGTTCTTGAAGATCGCATCAATTGCGTCAAGATCCGCATTGAGCTTTGTGCCCCACGTATCCGTAGAGGCGCCGACTTCTGGCTTGGTCAGCAGCAAATTGGTGGTAGTCGTATCTGCCATTTAGCACCTCATGCGGCAATTTGCCACGTTTCAGAATTTTGTGGAATAGGGGTCCACGTTTCATTGGTGTCGCTTTGCGCGGACCAACTGGTGGAAGCATCAGAGACTGCAGTCCAGATTTCGGATGTATCTGGGATGCTTGTCCAGGTCTCTGGCGTGTCGGATTCTGGAGCCCATTTTAGGACAGCATCCACGCTCATGCTAGAGGTGGACGATGCAAAAATTTTCCCGGGTTGGACCCTTATCCCGCCAATTGCAAAATCAGACTCAGCATTGATGGTTACCGCTTGGTTGACGATAACGCTTGTGCTAACCGTCATCTCCGCCCAGGCGTCGATCTCAATGAAGACTAATGGCACCCGGATGGCGCTCACGCTCATGGCGCTGGCGTCGTTAGCGGCAAAAGAGCCAATGGCGTAGCGAAGAGCCGAGAAAGAGACTGCAGACTGCGCCGCCATTGACAATCCGCCAATGGCATATCTGACCCCGTTAATTGCCAGGGCCGACTGAGCCGGCATAGAAACGGAGACGTCTGCGACGACATTAGCCGACGCCGACATTGAGGAAGATGCCGAAACGCTAAAAGATGCGTTTCTTATCGCTTTGGCTGAGACGGAAACAGTAGATTCCGCCGCCAATGGAACGATTGCAATGGCATATCGGATCGACGAAACAGACGCCGTCGAAATGGCAGAAACAGAAACGCGCGGCTCAAAAGAGCCACGCGAGTAGTTGCCTACACCATACGAGCCGTATCCATACCCGACTCGCGGGTCTGAATATTGGCCTGCGCCATACGATCCTACGCCGTAGGCAGCCATGGCCGATTACGTCAAGGTGACGTCCAGATCGCCAGCCGGGATGCGTAGCACGTCGCCATCATTGATCGTGCGCGCGGTGCTGAGGGCAGCCCAGGCCAGCAGGTTGCCACCGGTAGAGGCGTCGAAGATGCCAGCCCAGCCGATAGAGCCCCAATTGCCACCGGAGGCGGCATCAAACTCAATGGCCGAAGAGTTCGTGGCATTGGTGGGCGAGGTGCCGGACACGGAAATCGTGCCGGTGGCCTTGCGCGCGTAACCGCTGCCAGAGACCTCGGTGCCGCCGCCAGTATCAGACGGGGCAGCGGTAAAAAGGCCAACATACCAGGCGGTCGGCCGGGTCGCGCTGTTGGTGGTCAGAAGCCAATTGAGAACCAGGTTCTCGGTGTAGTCGGTAAACGAAGACATTGTAGAAACTCCTTAGCCGAAAGTCCTGGCTCGCATCATTATGGAGCCCCCAGAAGTCGCGCCGCGATCATCTGCAATTTGTAGTTCCTCCAGGCCGCGAGTGTAGATAGCAGCCCAGACAGGAATGCGCGCATCGTCTTTCAGGTACGGTGCGGCCTGCATCAGCGAGCCGTACAGATACACATCGGGCGCTTGCGTCAAAAGCCAATTCGTCGCATTGGAGCCCGAGAGCTTTGCAAGTTTGGCGTAATAAATGAGCTCTGCGGTGTAGGTGTTGTCCGGCACCGGAAGAACCCGGATCTGGCCGCCAACGATACCGAAGTATCGGGGTTTACCCGCGGAGATGTAGGTGGTCGACTTCAGATTGTCCAAGGCGTCGACAGACTCAAACACCAGCGCCGTCACCGGGTTGGTGTTGAGCTTGATCGACTTGGTCTCCAAGAAGTCGGCCGGCACCGCGCTGTACTCGGTGTCGATGGAGGCCGTCGCACGCACGATCATCTGGCGGGTGCGCAGGGTGCGCTCAATCTGCGCCTCCGCCAGCGAAATGAAGTCAGGAATGACGCTCGTGAGGTCGGTTCGGTTCAGCCAATCGGCCACCGAAGACTTCAATTCCGTGTACGTGCTCAGAGCCATTTAGAGCGCCTTTTCCTTCTCCAGGTCCTTGATGGCCCAGGTGTGGTCGTGCTTGAACTCGAAGGTCCCGATGTGCCCGATCTCTTTCGAGACATCGTGGTCAATCCAGATTTTAAAGCCAGCAGCGCGAGCTTTGTTGCAGAAAAACACGTCCTCGCCAATGTAGCCGCGCTTATCCGTCCGCCAGGGCGTCTCATACCAGGGCTCACTTAGCGCCTTAAACACCTCGGCCTTGATGAGCATGACACCCATGCCAACAGAGCCGACCTCCTGCAGGCCAGTACTGTCGGGCATCGACCAGACAAGCTCGCGGTCGCCGTTGTCCTTGTAGATCTGAGCAGTCGGCCCAGTAGGCATACGCCGGCGGGCGCAGTTGGTCGCCACGATGTCGACGTTGTGCTTGAGCAGGCGCGAGATCATGTCCTGCGGGAAACGCATATCCGAATCAATGAACAGGATGTGCGAGCAGCCCTCGCGCATGGCGTCCAGCGACAACTCTGCGCGCTGGTTGGCGATGAGCGTGCCTTCGGAGATCTTCAAAGAGATCGCGTCGTTGGTGTTCAACGTATGGAAGCAAACCATATTCACCAAGTCATAGGTGAACATGGTGTGCACCATGTCTCGGGCCGGCGTGCAGACGGCGATGTAGTTGGTCTTCATACCTGGCCGGGCCTCACGCGAAAGTGACGATTCTCGGGATCGTTGAGCCAACGCTTCATGTAGGCTTGGTCCTCGAGTTTGCCCTCGGCCTTGAGCTGGTAGTAGAGACTCAGCGGAATCGACGCCACGCGAGAGAATTCCCCCCAGCGTGCACGCTCATCCACTAGATTGAATTCTTGCTTGTTCTCTTCGACGATTGCAGTCACATCCTGCTGCGTCTGAATAGTCGCTTCGTCTTTTTCGGCATCGTAGTGCCACGTCCGGGTGATGCCCAGATCTTCGTTTACGTCAAACAGTTTTTTATCAGTCATTGTTAAAAGGGGCCAGGTTTCCCCGGCCCCTCCGTTGCTTCGATTAGGAAGTAACCAGGTCTGCAGCCAGACCATGAGCGTTCTCAGCCAGAACCTTCAGGCCCCACTCGACGATCAGCATACGCTTCTCAGCGTCGCCGGTCTTGGCGAGTTCGACCTGCTGGTACGGACGGAGCATGACCATCTTGGCGTAATCGGGATCGATCACGAAGGCGTCGCGCTCGCGCTGGAAGCGGTTCGGAACCACTTGCACGTTGCCGAAGTCAGAAACGTAGATGTCAGCAGCACCGATGATGGTGGCCGGACGAGCGCCACCGTCGATGTTGAAACGCGAAGAAGCGATGCCAGCGAAGCCGGACACGCGCTGCTTGTTGATCGGGCCAACCATCAGGATCTTCGGGGTGCCGCCTTGGGTCCAGACCTTCTGAATGACGTTCTTCAGGATGGTCTCGGTGAAGGTACGCACGGTGCCGTCGGTACGGCCCAGGGTCGGCAGAGTGCTGTAGCTGGGGTTCGCGCCGTTGGTGGTGTCGTAGTCGACGTTGGTCTTGATGAAGGCCTGCAGAGAAGCCGAGGTGCGAGCAGCGGTGGTGCTACCAGAGGTAGTGCCAGCGTTGTTCAGCATCGCGAATTCCTGGTCGCGCTTGAGCTCAGCAGAGCGCTTGGCGATCTGGTAAGCGACTTCAGAGCGACGGCCAGCCTTGTTCACGACCTCTTCGGTCTGCGACAGGATGATGGTTTTGCGCGAGATCTGAGCGTAGTTCTGCAGACGCACGGTGGCGGTGACGGAGTCAAACGAGGTGACGTCGTCGCCTTCCAGCTGAGCGTTGGCAGCAGCAGCGGCCAGAGCATCGGTTTGCCACTCGTACAGAGTGTTGGTCACGTTCTCGCGACCAATGTTCGACATGAACGGAGTCTCTTCGGGAGAGATGTTGGTGATGACGTTGCTCAGGTCTTCACGGATACCCTTGGCAGAGTAGGTCGTGAAGGTATTCGTAACGATAGCCATGATTTACCTCAAAAGAAGTTCAATTGCGGAAGCCGCATCATCGACGCGGCCAGTCTTTGCAAGACGCTGGTTTGCGCGCACGCTATCGCTCATCTGTGATACTCGACCGGCTGCACCAGGCTTGGCAGGTCGCGGACCGTTGTTCGTCACGGGCTTGATGTCTTTCCTTTTGGATTGCATCTGGTCATACAGCGCCGCTTTTCGCAGCGCCAAGACCACCCGGTGGTCGTAAATGTTTCCAAGCTCTTGAGGTGTGAATCCCATCTTTTGACCGAATTCAACGAGCATCGCTTTCTCAGCCTTAGCCTTCGCGGCATC